CAGCTAATACATCAACAGCAGCGATTCTAAGGATCTCTGGTTAATCGTAGGAGGTAAACTCCTATGGCAGGTTGGTCGAATAATACCTGGAACACAGGATCTTGGGGAACGGGCGTTGATAACATCGTTATTCCCACAGGGCTAACTGCGTCTGGTGCTACAGGATTTCTTTCAACAACTTCTACAGTAGAGCAAGGTTGGGGTAGAGATTCATGGGGTGCTAGAGCTTGGGGTAATCCAAGTCAGATTGTAGTTCCAACAACACCTGAAGACGACATGTCAATGTCGTTAGGTTCTGTTTCTATTACTGCAGAAATTAATGCTGGTTGGGGAAGAGCTAATTGGGGTGACTTCTCTTGGGGTATCCAAGGTACTACTCTTGTATCTGGTCTTCCTATTACATCAGCTTTAGGTAATGAGTCTATCTCTATAAGTTGTACTACTGGTCCAAGCACTGATAATAATCAACTTATTACAGCTGCTCTTGGTTCCGCATCAATCGATATTCAAACAAAAGTATTTCCAACTGGTAATGCATTAACTGTAACCGAAGGAACAGCTGACGCTGGTCCTGATGCTATGGCTACAGGTATTGCAATGTCTATGGGTCTTGGAACTGTAGATGCATTTAATAATCAAGGTTGGGGTAGACTTCAGTGGGGCATTAATTCTTGGGGCGTAGAAGGTGTTTATGCATTTGTAGACGTAACAGGAATTGCAATGACAGCAGCTTTAGGTAATGAAACAGTTACTGGATCTGCAACTTTAACTCTTAATACTTTAAACGTAGCTCAAGCAACTTTAGGTAATGCAGACCCTGCACCAGATGCGATGATTATTGGTGAGCCAATGATTGCATCTTTGGGTACAGCTTTAGGTCAAGCTGGTGCAGGAGCAAGTCCTACCGGACAAGC